TTCATGACGGCCGTCACGGCGGCGCCGGCCACAAGACCGCCAGCAGGCGAAGCGGCGAGTATGCCTGGCGCAGTCGACGGCGGAACCGCGATTGCCGCATTCAGCACTGCATTGGCAACCGGTGTTCCGGCAGCAAGAGGCTGTCCGGCAATCCGGGTGAGGATGGCTCCGACTACAGGACGGCGGAGACCGATGATTTCACCAAGGCGGGCAAGGATCGGGTGAGCCATGGGCTTTATGCCCCCTTCGAGGTCTGGCGAATGCGGGCGGCAATCTTCTTCTTGAAGGCCGCCTTGGATGGATCGATGCAGTCGCGGTCCTTGAGGCTCTTGTCGAGCTTGTCCAATTTCTCCGAAATCTCTTTCAGGAGCCGAACCTGTTCCGCGCTCATCATGTCTATCGGATTCTGCGAAACGCCCCATTGCTGGGGAGGCCAGTTCTGAGGCTTCATGTAGTAGTCACTGACAACCGAATAGGCGCACATGGCTCAGCCTCGCTTTGCACGAATGACGAAGAACAGGATGACCGCGACCGCCGCGATCGCGGCGCCAACCAGCCAGAGCCAGGGGATCCCCGTACTGATCGCAGCGCCGCCGGCAGCAACGACGGCTGCACCAGCGGTGATGGCGGCCGCGGCTGCGGGGGAGGTCGGTGGAGGCGTGGCGACCGTCGCGGGATGCGGGGGGATAAGAACGATAGGCGGTTCTTTCGGAGGCGTGGGCGGCACGGGCGGCGATACCGCCGGACCCGCCATGCTTCCAGCCCACTCGGCGGCCAGTTGCTCGGGGGTGCCGGCGTAGTCGTCCAGGTCAACGTCGCCGGAAATGCCTGGCACCTTGCCCGTTGCGCTGTACTGCCAGAGCCACGGCTTAACCCAGGTCTTCGGCCAGCTCGGATTGCTCGAGTATTGCGCCAACCAGAAACGGTATTTTGCGAGATCCGGATCGATCGAATTGCCGAGCTGTTCCTTGATGACGTTGCCGCTGTAGAGCACCGGCATGCGGCCCGTCGCTTTCTGGATGGTCGACAGGAACAGCTTCACATCGTCAAGGCTGACGCCGGCCGTCTCGTGATCGAGGGCGAATAGGAAGTTGTCATCGTAGGGCAAGCACGAGCGCACGAACCGTGAGGCTTGCGCCGCGATGTTGCCGGGACGGATGAAATGGTAGCCGCCGACCAGCAGTCCGGCCGCGAGGGCCGCGGTGCGGTTGGACTGGAAGCCGGGGTCGGTGACGCCAGTGCCTTCGGTGACCTTCATAATGACGCCGACTAAGCCGGCCGCCGCCACGGTGCGGAAGCTGGGGGTGCCCTGGTAGTGCGAGATATCGATGACGAGGCGTGTCATGCGCTACTCCGGAAAGCGAAAGGGCCGCACAATGGCGGCCCCTTCGGTTAGTTTGGAAGATTGGAGAAAGTCGGCTACGCAGCCGGAGTGTTTTGAACGACGGCCGAGGCTAATTCGTCGTCCTTGGCCTTCAGTTCATCGGTAAGCGCCTTCAGCGCTGTTGGATCGGTACCCGCCGCCGTAATGCGTGCGGCAATACCGTTGATCAGGGCGAGCGCCGATGCTTCGACTTCGCTGTTCGCTTTCACCTGGGCGGTGAGGTCGTCAAGTTCCTTGCTCATGTAGATCTCCTGGTGGATGGCTAGGCTCAGCATTTCACGCAGTTCGAGAGCCCAGGGCGGAGCCTCTTCCCATGGAGTCTCGTGGTGGTGATGTTCGAAGGCGAAAAGTCTCACGGGGCTTTTCCTTCAGGTATGCTCGCGCGCCGGTCGGGGCCTACCTGCCGTCGCTACTAGCGATCAAGGCTTTTAGGCTCTAGGATGGACAACTTCTTGCTTGGGGGCGGGCGTGGGCTGGCGAGACCTTGGCCTAGTTTTTCGCGTCCATAATCTTTTCCCATGGGCCGTGAGCCACGCCTATGTTCCCACGGCGTTCGTCTTGAAAGATAGAATTCGAGTTTTTGCCGCGTTCTGGGACGCCGATAGACGCGGAAGGTTGGGCTATATCGACGTTGATCAGGACAACCCTGAAAGAGTTTATGGCGTTAGCTCAACGCCCGTTCTTCCCGATCCTTTGCCCGGCCATTTTGATTCTGACGGGGTAACCCCACTTTGCATCACAAACGTCGGCGGCGAGATCAGGCTTTATTATGCTGGTTGGCGCCGCCTCGAAGGGCGCGGTACGCGATATACCCTATTCACCGGGCTCGCCATCAGCGACGATGGCGCACATTTCCGACGCCATCAGGATGACCCCATCATCGGCCCCGGACAAAGCGACAGCACGGTCCGCACAGGCGGATTCGTGATGCGCGACGGGGATCAATGGCGCTGTTGGTTTGCCGACTTCGTAGAAAATATAAATGTCAATGGAAAGGTTACACCGAGCTATCGCCTGGCAACTATGGAGTCGCCCGACGGCTTGAATTGGCCCGCCCAATCGAGCGAAGTCTTTCCTACTATTCGCGGTCAGATTTTTGGTTATGGCCGCAGCGCGGTATGGAAGGACAACGGACGCTATAAAGGTCTGTTTTCCGTCAGGCGAAACGAGGGTGGATATCGTTCAATCGAATATGCGGAATCAGACGATGGATGCGAGTGGTCGCCTTTTGATGCCGGCGGCATGAGCTTTCCAGGGTCTGCGACCGTTGATGGACAATCACAGGTCGCCTTTCCTAGCCTGATCTTTCAGGACCGGCGCATTCTTATGTTTTACAACGGCGATGGATTTGGGAGAGACGGTTTGCGCGCAGCTATCTGGTCTTAATTTTCAAACTCGTCCTTTCAGCCCCTGATGCCAAGGTTCAAGGAGCATCTCTGATCGATACCAGCCGATCCACTACCGGCAAACGTCGTAGTGTTCGGGCCTAGCCCACAGAGAGTCGCATAGTGGTAGCCAGCAGCCAGACCGGATTTGACACCGCTGCCAGAAAGGCCACTCCAATACCCCGCCACTGGCGTTTGCGTATACTGTCCAAAATCGTCATCTGTTGCGCCATCAAAGGCGACACAAGCCGCAATCCCAGTACTTACGACGCTGTTCTTGAACAAACCATTCATGCCGATGGAAACCGCTTCATCGGCCCACGTTAAAAATTCGCAGCGTATTTCGCTGTTGATCTCGACGAACGACGCTGAGCTCGTTGTCCTTGAGGTTGTAAACCAATTGAGCAGACCGAGATTGCGGCGATTGAAATAAGAGATGACAAATCGCGCCGCTGCCGTGTCTAGCCAAGCATTCGTCCGCGTGTAGGCCATGCCCACCAGAGCGCGAGAGCCGTCTCCTGTCTTGATCTGGTTCCCGTATGTCGCGTCGGCGGCGGGGGCGGTGGTGCTGGCTTCCAGCGTCATCACGCCAGAATTCATGTAGGCGTAGATGTAATATAGAGTGTTGGTGGTAGCGGGCGGAGCCAAAGTCACTCCGGCCAACGGGATCGGGTAGAACAGCCCACCTATGAATAGATAACTTCCGTTGTACGGCGACAGCAGCAGGTTGGCCCCAGACTTCGTGAGTTGACATTGCCCCCACGGGCCGCTGGCGAATGTTCCGAAGAGTGCAGCCTTCCCCGCTGCATCCAGATCGCTCGGCGCGATATTGGTGACGAAGATATCCTTCGCACCTGCTCCCCAGTTGACCGCTGCACCTCCGTTGGTGCTTGCGTAAATTTGCGTTCGCGTGAGCGAGTTGGCACCTGAGTTATAGGTCGCCTTCATCAACTCGCGGTCGGTCCCCATCCGCACTTCGACGTGCATCGTGTCCGTGTCGGCATACTTTCCCGCAGCTGCAAACGCCCAATAGCCAGAGACCGCTCCAGCGAGGACGAGATCACCCGTACCTATGGTGTTCGACGTCTCGCGGACATCGCTGAACAGCTTGAATGGCATGGGGGTTCACGCCCGGCCGGTGACGGCAAAGCGCGCCTCTGGTGATACGGTGAAGAACGAAAAGGGCTATTGCGACTCGGGCGCCGAAAGGTCAGTGAGGCGGCGATCCGGATCAGTCATCCGCCCGTCACTCAACCGCGTGACCAGCGCGAGATTGTTCGCTTTGACCATCTCGTTCCTGAAGCTCTCGATCGCCGCCGCCGTTTGTCTCTGTTGTTGAGAATTCTCGATCAGCAGCATCGGCGTCCAGTTATCGATGCAATCGTGACGGTCGACATCTTCGCCGGTGTTCGGATTCTTGCCTCGTATGGCGAGCCAGCGATTGCACTGGCCACTAGTGACGAGAGCATGGCACTTCCTTGCAAAGCCCGTCCGATGACAGCCGAGCTTCTTGTCGGGAAGGTCGAGCGCCATGGGCTAACTCTTCGTCGCCAAAATCAGATCCACGTATTGCACGCGGATGTCCATGCCATGGGTATGACCATTCCCTGCAACACCAGCGCCCGTGTCGGTGTTTCCACTGAAGCCGTGTGCATGGCGAGCGCTCGCGCCTCCAGTGGTGGTGGCGCCCGTGGTGTTGAGATAGTTGAAGCCCTGGAAGTTGCCGTCGGTGCGCAATTGTGGTGTGCCGGATTGCCCACTCGATAGTGAATGACCGTGATCTGGACTGTCAGTGCCGGTCGTTCCGCTAAAGCCGTGGGTATGTGGGGCAACCTCTGCTGCCGTAAGACCGTGGGCATCGGTCCCCGTCTTTGCAAACACCGTCGAGAAGGGAGACGATCCACCAGAGCCTGGCGTTCCAGAAACAACGCGCAACGCCTTGTCGTCGTGCGTGACTTGCTTGACCCAACCCACGGGCGCTGATGCCTGCTGGAAAGTCATCGTAGTGCTCGACGGAAAGTCCGCTCCGAGCAAGACCAGGATGGCGGCCTTCGCCGCTGCGTCGAGATCGCTCGATCCGACGTTGGCGACATAGATGTCCTTGGTCCCCGCACCCCAGTTGACCGGCGAACCGCCGTTGGTGCTGAGAAGCATCCGCGTTCGCGAGATGGTGTTCGGACCTGCGTTATAGGTGCCGACGAACACTTCCCGGTTCGGGGTTTTCTTCACCGTCACCAGGGTGGTATCACCGTCAGCGAGCTTGGCACCGAATGCGGAATAGCTCCCATCCACCGCACCGGCGAGCAGCAGGTCGCCCGTGCCGACTGTGATGGTTGTCTCGCGGACGGCGCTCGGGATCTTGAAGGCCATTTTAGAGCCGCTCTTCGATCTGGAACTGCTTGCCGAAAATGTCGATCAGAGCGGACATGCTTACCGAGGTCATGTTGGAGATCATCCCCCAGACGGAATCGCGCGGCAGGTTAGTGCTGTCGGTATCCATGACGACGAGCACATCTCCACGTTGACCGACCATTCGATCGATGGTTTCGACGATCCCATGAGTCTGGGCCGCCGTGACAAAATCGAAAGGCAGATCGAGGGTGCGGTAAGCGTTGTCGACCCAGATCTGCGTCTGCCCACCACGGGTCTTGGCGCGCACACTGCGATCAACCCAGGCCCGCTGGGCGGCCGGCGTGAAGTTGTAGGTGAATGACTCGCGCAGCCCAATGAACAAACGCCCTGCTTCAACATAGCTCGCGCTCGGGTCGCTGAGGTCGATGCGCACGTAGCGCCCTGAGACTGGCGCCGGCAGGAGATAGACGATCGAGCCGTAGTTGGCGTCGAAGTAGGTTGACCCAGACGCCAATGTTCCGCTGTCAGCGAGATCGCCAGCTAAACCGAGCGCGTCGGCCGATGAGACCCGCACTCGAGCTGTAGCGCCAAGCGACCAGGTTCCGCCGAAGAGACCGATGCTATCGATCGATTGCGCCGACTTGAGATCGCAGACGAAGGAGGCCGCGTTCACCCCGCTACGCCATCTCCGCGACACATGCGGATCCTGCAGGAGCGAGACCGGCATTAGCAGCACCTGGCTCGAAGCCGAAAGGATTCCAGCATCGGCGAGGTTCAGGTAGGCGATCGCGGCGTTACCCATTGGAAATGCGTCCTCGCCGCTTGCGGACATTGACCGACAAGATTATTTGCGTCGTCAGGGCAGGGTATCGCGCAAGCGATCGGGTCGATGAGGACCGCGCCGCATTCTAGATCCTGCGGTGCGTTGGTAAACTCGGCGAAGTCCCGAAGTGCGGGAGCCCGTAAGTCCCATTCTCACCCATAAGCCACGACCTCGACCGTATCGATCGTGCCCTGCTGTGGTGCGGTCAGGTTTTCGCTGATCTCGACCACGATCATCGTCTTCCCGACTGACAAATCCCACCGCGGATAGGTGACCTTGATCTCGGCACCGAGACGAAGCGTCAGTGCTTTCCGCGGCAAGGTCATCCGATAGAGGCCGCGCACTTTCTTGAAGAGGGCCAAGCGCCGATCAGCCTCAGCCTGCGCATCCGACTGCAGGCTATAGTAGGCATCGACCGGAGCAGGATCCTGCGCCAGCGGATGGTCGGTCTGGATCTGCGTACTCGCCGATTCAGCCAACCGATAAGGGTTGGTGACGATGGCCTTTCGATCAGCGCTCACGCTGCCGGCAAGGTCGGTCTGTACCGTCCAGTTGCGCTGATAGGGCACGCGCCAGCGCCAGGGCGGCGGACTGAGTCCACTCGGCAATTGCTCGCGTGTGATGGCGAAGATGTCGGAGCGGTCGAAGCTCGCCTCATAAACACCGGTCGGGGCCCGGAAGATCTGAACCTCGAGCCGACCATCGCGTCGAAAGCCTGCCCAGCCACCGATCCCATTCATGATGTGGGCGACAACATCAGCAACCGTCGCCGTGTCATCGGGCCCGAGCCAGTAGCCGATCGGTGCCGACTGCGCCAAGGCTCCAATCGAAAGGTCAGCCACCGGCGCATCGCCGAACGGCAAGTCACCGAATGGCGCGGCTCCGAACATAAAGCCGCCTCGTGGTGGTTAGAGCGTCAGCGTTTGGAACGATGCCGAGTACAGATCCTGCGGATCAGAGAGCCCGGCCGTCCCGACAACCAGGCGGCGCACGATGGCTGCGGCCTTGAAGGCGAAGTCGCCTCCGGTTGTATCGCCGCTCACATCGGCGGTTACCGTACCGTTAGGCACGCTGCCAAGCTTGAAATATCCAAGCGCCAGACAGGTGTCGTAGTGACCTGCCGCAGTGGCTGCAGCGAGCAGCGCGGCATAGGTTGGATAGTCGGTCCCTATCGTCAGTGCAGCCCCGCGATCGTAGACCGCTGTGATTGCATAAACCGGCCCGTCGTTGATCTGGTAGATAAGCGAGGCCGGCACGACCAAGGGCGGCGAGACGTTGAGGAGATACCCGAAAGCGCGCGGCTTGCGCTTGTTTGCCAGATCGGCGCCGCCGTCAGCTCCTCCGGTTCCCCCATAGATGTTCGGCTGTGCTGGCACGACCAGGCGATAGCCATTGTCCCGGATGGTGACCGTGACCGTTGCTTCGCTGATGATCCAGTCGAAGCCCTTGCCGACGAAGATCGGCAGATAGTTGGCGTACAGGTCCCCTGCCCTTCCGATCTTGACGACGATCGGACGACCGTCGACCGCATATTGCCCGATCAGGAAATCATAGAAGGCATCGGTGTTGTCGACGATCAGGACGCCGTCGCCGGAAGCGAAGGTTCCAATGTCCGTTCCGTTGAGGAGCGAGCGCTTGAAGTTGAGCGGCTGTTGCAGCGCTCCCCGGAAGGGCCAGTTCGGAGGATTGTCATTTGGTTGGGTCGCGAACTCCGCCGTCGCCACGTACATGACATACGTGAAGCTGACAGCGACTTCTCCGAAGCCCTCCAAGCGGACCCGGATATCCTCGATGTCAGCGAGCGGACCATCGGTAAAGGCTTCGTCGGTGAACATCGCCTAGCCTTGCAGGAACCAGGGATGGATCTCGGCGGTGTAGATAAAGCGGGCAGTTTGGTCGGACAGCATGTCCTTCTCTGAATTGGAGAAGGTCGCCTCGAGTATCCCGGTTCCAAGGAACGAAATCTGGAACGGCTCGAACAACGGCCACGGCGCCATCGCCATGAACTGCTGCGAATACGTCGGCAGCCGGCGTGGAAACTTTACCGGAACCGCGAATGGCTGGTGCCAGCGATCTTCGCTGACTGCTTCCGGGAATGGCGCTGCTTTGACGAAGGCCGAGAACTGTTGTGCGCTTGTCGGCAGACGTCGCGGGAACTTTACCGGGACAGCGAAGGGCTGGTGCCAGCGATCCTCGCTTACCGCTTCCTGAAACGGATCGGCTTTGACGAAGGCGGAGAACTGCTGCGCG